GCGATCGACCCCGCCGCGTCGTCGCACGACGAGAGCGACGAGACGGGCATCGTGGTCGCGGGTGTCGGGCACGACGGCCGCGCGTACGTTCTCGCCGACGCGAGCGGACGCTACCGGCCCGAGGAGTGGGCACGCACCGCGCTCGCGCTCTACCGCGAGCACAAGGCCGACGCGATCGTCGCCGAGGCGAACAACGGCGGCGAGATGGTCGCCGCGACCTTGCGCGTGCACGACCGCGGCGCCAACGTGCGCACCGTCCACGCGACGCGCGGCAAGGCCACGCGCGCTGAGCCCGTCGCCGCCCTGTACGAGCAAGCCCGCGTCTCACATTGCGGCGCCCTGGCCCGCCTCGAAGATCAACTCACGACGTGGGATCCGGCGACGAGCCGCGCGAGCCCCGACCGCCTCGACGCGCTCGTGTGGGCACTCACTGAGCTTCTGGTGACGCACGACGCGACACCCGCAGAGCCGCCCCGCACGCAACGCTCCCGCCCCGCATGGGGCTTCTGACAATGCCCGTCGCCACACGCAACCTCACCGCGCCCTCGCCGCAGGACCGCAATCAAAAGCGGCTCGGCGCAGGCCTCACGCCGCAGGCCATCACGTCGGTGATGCTCTCGGCCGACCAGGGGCGCATGGATCGGTGGGCCGACCTCCTCGACGAGATCCGGCAAGGCGACCCGCACCTTCACGGCGACCTCTCGAAGCGCGAGCTTTCGGTCTCGGGCGCGACCTACGAGGTGCGGCTCCCCGAAGGCGCGTCGAAGCGTTCCGGCGACCGCGCGCTGAAGCTCTGCCAAGACGCGCTCGCGTCCGTCGACGTCGTGCCCGGATCGCTCGGGCTGTCGATGCGTGGCGCGTGGCAATCGCTGCTGACGTCGACCTACCACGGGCGCAGCGCCGTCGAGGTCGTGTACGCGCGCGACGGGCGCTACATGCTCCCGCGCAACCTCTACGCGATCCACCCGCGCCGTCTCGCCTGGTCGAATGAAGCCCGCGACTGGCGCCTCTACCTCTACGACGCGACGGTCGCGCTGACGCCGTTCTCGCAGTTCCCCGGCGTGCCGCTCGACGACGCCGCGGCGTTCCCTCGCGGGAAGCTGATGGTGCAGACCACGCGCTCGTTCGGCACGTACCCCACGCGCGAAGGCCTCGGTCGCGCGCTCGTCTGGTACTCGGCCTTCAAGCGCTGGAGCGTGCGCGATTGGCTCGCGTTCGCGGAGTGGGCGGGCCGCGGTATGCGCGTCGGCAAGTACGCGACGGGCCGCGACCCGAAGAACCCCGCGCGCGCCAACGGCGAAGACGTCACGGTGCTGCAAGAGGCGCTCGACGCGATGTCGTCGACCGTCACGACGGTGATTCCCGACGTCACCGATCTGACGGTGATCGAGGCGAAAGACAACTCGGTGCACGCGGAGCTGATCAAGCTCTGCAACGGCGAGATGTCGAAGTGCGTGCTCGGCGGGACGCTCACGAGCGATCCAGGCGACAAGGGCGCGCGCTCACTCGGCGAGGTGCATCTCCGCGCGATGTACCAGCTCCTCGCGAGCGACGCGCAAGGCCTCGGCGACACGATCCGCCGCGACCTCTTCGCGCCGCTCGTGCGGCTGAACCTGGGCGACAACGCGCCGGTGCCGACGATCATGTTTGCCGTCGAGCCGCCCGAGGATGCGAAGTCCCGTGCGGAGCGCCTGTCGATGTACATGGACCGCGGCCTGACCGTTCCGGCTAGCTGGGTGCGTGACCAGGAGGGCGTGCCCGACCCCGTCGACGGTGAGCCCGTCGTTGGCAAGGTGCAGCCCGCCCTCGCAACGCCCGCGGACGTGTGACCGTGGCGCTCTTCGACGGCATCAACTTCGCGCCGCCCGCGGGCGTGCGCAGCGCCCTCCGTCGCGGCCTCGCGCTGCACGAGCAAGGGCTCTCGGGCGACGGCATCCAGCCGGACACCGTCGCATGGGCGCGGCGCCTCGCGGCGGGCGAGAAGGCGAGCCCTGAGAAGGCGCGCAAGATGGCGCGTTTCTTCGGGCGCAACCGGCGCTTCGCACGCGAGCCGAAAGACTCGCCCGCGTGGGTCTCGTGGCTACTGTGGGGCGGCGCGGCGGGCGACTCGTGGTCGCGAAAACTGGTGCGACAGATGAACTCAAGACAGATGACTCGACGCCTCGGCGGCGTGCCCGTCGCGCTCGCGAAGGCTCAGGGCGAGAGCCCGTGGAACGTGCTCGCGTACGAGGTCGCGCTCAAAGGTCGCGGCCCCGGAGTGGCGCTCGCGCGCGCTGATTTCGAGCAGTGCATCGCCAACTTCGAGCGGTGGGGCAAAGAGGTGCCCGTGGTGCTCTACCACGCGGACACGAAAGACTCGGCGCACCCGCTCAGCCGCGCTGCGCACGCGTGGATTACCGCGATGCGCGTGGGCTCCATGCGGCGCAACGGCGCCACGGTCGCGACGCTCGAGGCGCGCTTCCGCTGGGTGAACGCCGAGACGCGCGCGCAGGTCGAGACCGGCGAGCTCGCCTACGGCTCCGTGACGCTCGTGCAGCACGGCACCGACGAAGAGACCGGCGACGACGTGGGCTCGTACCTCTGGAGCTTCTCGCTCACGAACAACCCCGCGCTCGTCGACATCCCGCGCATCGCCGCGGAGATGGGCGGTGAGGATGACGGCTACGAAGTGAGCGGCCCCGACGACGTGCTGCCGATGCTTCGGTGGGCCTTCGCGCTCCCGGCGCTCGCCACCGAAGACGACGTGCGCAGCAACCTCGCGCGCCTCGACGCGCTCGCGCGTGCAGGTGACGCCGAAGCGCTCGGCGTCGACCTCGACGACGTGGTCGGCTGCATCCGCGATGCGCTGCGCCTGCCCGCGCTCACGACCGCGCCCGAAGTGGTCGCCGCCGCCCTGGCTGCGCTCGACAAGATGAACGCCCCGGCATCCGCCGCGGGCATGGCTTCGGCGGATGACCCGCCGATGAACGGCGGCCCGAGGGTCGCCACGGAGAGAAGCCACATGGCTCAGATGATGACCCTCGCGGCGCGGCTCGGCATCGCCGCCGCGAGCGAAGAGGATGCCTCGGCGGCCATCGCCGCCCGCGCTCAGGAGACCGCCGATGTTCGGCGCGCTCTCAGCCTCAACAGCGACGCCACCGGCGCCCACGTCGCCGCGAAGATCGCGGAACTGTCGTCGCTCTCGGTGAAGGTCGCCACGCTCACGACCGAACTCGACGCCGCCAAGGCGCGCGAGTCGGAGCGCGTGGAACTCGACGTCGCCGCGCACCTCGACGCGATGATCGCCGCGCAGCCCGCGCTCAAGCCCGTGCGCGCCTCGCTCGAGTTCGCCGCCCGCGCCGACTTCGCCGCGTTCGCGAAGGCCAACCCGCTGCCGCGCGCGAGCGCCGCCACGACCTCGACGCTGACGCAGCGCGTGACGGCCCTCGCCGCCGCGCACGACGGCACGCCCTCGAACGTGGTCGCCATGCCCGCGCGCCACAACGACGCCGCGGGCGCCCGCGCTCGCGAACTCATGGCCGCTGACAAGACCCTCACCCTCGAAGGCGCGCTGAAGCAGGCTTCGCGCGAGATCAAGGCGGCGCGCTGATGGGCCTCTCCAACCGTTTCCCCGGGCAACTCATTCCCGTCGTGTCGGAGTCGATCCTGACCGACGGCATGATCGTCCGCGTCGGCTCGGCCGACAACACCGTGCGCCTCCCCGGCGGCGCATCGCCGACGACGTCGCTCCTCGGCTGCATGATGCGCCCCGACGGCTCCGCGTGCGCCGCGGGCGACACCATCGACCTCGTGCTCGGCGGCGTCTACCCGCTCATCGCGGCTGGCACCATCACGCGCGGCGACTACGTCACCTCGAGCGGCACCGATGGCTCGGTGATCACCGAGACCGCCGCCGCGGGCACCAACGTGGCCGTGATCGGGCAGGCGCTCGAAAGCGCCGTCTCGGGCGACCGCGTCGCCTGCACCATCAACCCCTTCATGAAGCAGGGCGGCTGATCCATGGATTCACAGATGCACTCGCTCCAGATGGAGCTGCTCATGGCGCACGGCCTCAACGCCGCGCAGGCCGCGAGCGTGATCGAGGCCTCGTTCTCGCCGTCGTCGGTCCACGTCGACGCGCCCCTGTCCAACTTCGCGTCGACCATCCGCAACCGCGACATGATCGCGGACATGGTCATGCCGATCGTCGACGTCTCGAAGCCGTCGGACAAGTTCTTCAAGTACGGGGCCGACACGTTCTTCGAGGAGCAGGCCGCCGCACTCACGGGCGCCGAGGCGATGCCCGGCCGCGTGCGCTACACGATCAGCACCGACAACTTCAGCACCGTCGACTACGGGCTGATGGACTTCGTCTCGAACAAAGAGATCGAGTCGGCCGATGCGCCCATCGACCCGCAGATGCACGCCGTCAAGGTCGTGACCTCGCGGCTCGACATCGCCAAGGAGCGCCGCGTCGCCGCCATCGCGTTCGCGTCGGGCTCGTACGGCAGCAACACCGCCGCGCTCTCGGGCGCCGATCGCTGGGACACGAACACCAGCGACCCCGTGCAGAAGATCGACGACGCCATCGAGGCGTGCGACGAGCGCCCCAACATCATGGTCATCGGCGCGCAGGCGTGGATGAAGCTGAAGAACCACCCGAAGCTCAAGGAGACGATCCTCTCGCGCTCCTCGACCATCTCGGGCGCCACCCCCGACCGCGTGACCACCGACCTCGTCGCCGCGCTCTTCGAGCTCGACGCCGTCTACGTGGGCCGCGCGAAGTACGTCTCGTCGCGCGAGGGTCAGACCTCGGCGAAGGGGTACATCTGGGGCAAGAGCTGCGCGCTCATCCGCGCCACCGACAACCCTGGCCCGCGCGAGACGGCGGTGTTCGGCAAGCAGTTCCGCTTCGGGCCGCGCGAGACGCAGACGATCGAAGCGCCGCTGCCTGGCAAGTCGGGTGGCGTGTACATCAAGGTGACGGAGTCGCTCGACGAGAAGGTCGTCGCGGGCTCGGCCGCGGGCTACCTCTACACCACCGTCGTGAGCTGATGTCCCGCCGCAGTCAGAACCGCCCGCAGGAGTCGCGCAGCGTGCCCGCGCGTGCGTCGGAGTCCGTCTCCGCGCCCGACGTCGCGCCCGAGTCTCCCGCGGCCCCTACGGAGCCCGCAGACGCGGTGCCTCCTGCGCTCGCGCGTGTGCGGTTCCGCGCGCGAGTGCGCATCCACGCGGGCACGACGTACGAGCCCGGCGAGGAGATCCCCGAGACCGTCGCGATGGACGGACTCACCGAAGGCGCGGAGTACGAGCGTGGCTGAGCTCACCGCGATCATCACCGCGGCCGACGTCACCGGCCGTCTCTCGACGCAGGCCTACGCGCGCCTCTTCGCGAAGAACGGCGGAGCGACCGCCGACACGACGTTCCGCGACCTGTGCATCGCGGAGACGAACAGCCGCATTCGCACCCTCACGCGCGCAGCGTTCCCCGACGGCCTCTACCTCACAACGGACACCGTTGACCCCGAGGTGACGGGCCGTGGCGTCGACATCGTCTGCATGATCGCCGCCTCGCGTCACGCAAGCGCGGGCGCTACGGCGGGCGACGAGTCGGGCGCGTACCTCTCGCACGGCCGCGCGGCCGAGCGCTTCTTCCGCGAGATGTCGCGCGACGCCGATGCGCGCCCGCCGAACTCCAACGCGAGCGTCGGCGACGCACGCCCGCGCGCATCGAACACGAACCTCGTCGACTCTGCCAACGAGTACACGAACCCCTACACCCGCGCCGCAGACCGCCGCGACGGGTCGGCGTTCTGACCGTGGCCGAGTGGATCGACGCGGTCGACGCGATGCGCGCCGCCCTCTCGCGCGCGCTGCCCCCTGCGCTCACCGCGGGCGCGAAGATCGTCGCGGCGTACGCGAAGGCCAACCATCCGTACACGAACCGCACGTTCCGGTTGCAGACGCACACCGAGTGGCAGTTCACCGACGGTTCGCTCCAGAGCGGCTACGTGATCCAGGTGCACGGCGGGATGCCCTACGGGTCGTTCGTCGAGGAGGGCACGAGCCGCAATCGACCGTACCCGTACCTGCGCCCCGCATGGAATGCGATGGGCCAAACGATGGCTGAGATCGTCGCCGCCTCGATGGCAGGCGCCGTGCAGAACGTCCAGTGAGCGCCACACTCGCAAGCATCGAACTCGCGCTCTACACCGCGCTCTCGGGGCTGCTCACGAACGTCACCACGGGGCCGACGTCGTCGCGCCCCTTCGCGTGCGTCGGGCGCTACGCCGGGCCGGTCCCGCCCGAAGGTCTCGCCGAAGCCGCCGCGCAGTACCCCTGCGCGATGCTGCGCTTCGACGAAGACATCTCGGCGCGCGACGTGATGGGCTACGGCGCCGCGTCGATCGAAGACCGCGCGCTGTCGCAGTTCTCGGTGCTCGTGGCCGTCGAAGACGCCCGCGCGATCGACGACGGCATGGTTGGCGACTCAAGCGCCCCCGGCCTCCTGCGCCTCGTCGACGCGGTCATCGCAGCGTGCAACGGACTCGTGGTCGCGGACACGCACATGAACCTCTCGACGCGCTACGCGGGCACCCGCGCGGAGCTGATCCGCCGCGGCGCCGTCTACGTCTACGCCGTGCGCTTCGAGGCAACACGCGACACCGAAGCCGCGACCTACGACAGCAGCGCCGCCGTCACGATCCCCGCCGTCTACAGCGACATCAACCTCGTGGGCACCGGCACCGCGCCGAACCCGCTCGTGCAGATCGTCTCTGACACCACCCCGTGAGCCACTCCATGAAGACCATCAACGTGCGCGCCGTCGGCGATGCGCGGCTCCCCGTGCCCGGCTCGACGTCGGCGCGCTACGTGGGCCGTGACCGTCGAGGCGAGATCATCCCCGAGGGCGTCACCGTGCCCGACGACAGCTACCACCGCCGCGCTCTCTCGCGCGGAGAACTCGAGGCCCTGTGAGCATCAACGTCCCCGGCGTGCCGTCGTCGCGCAAGACGCCCGGCATCACCTTCAACGTCGTGCTCGGCGGCCCTGGCTCGTCGAGCGGCAGCGCCACGAAGACGCTCATGTTGCTCGGCAACATGATCGGCACCACGATCACCGGCGCCTCGCCCGCGCTCTCTGTGACCGCGGGCACCGCGACCGTGGCGACGCCCGTGTTCGTGGCCTCCGACTCCGACGCACAGACGCTCTTCGGCGCTGGCTCGGAGCTGCACCGCATGGCCATCGCCGTGTTCGCGCAGTATCCCGACGCGACGCTCTACGCGTGCCCTGTGGCCGACGCGGGCGGCACCGCCGCGAGCGGCGTCATCACGTTCGCCACGACGTCGACCGCGGCGTTCACCGTGCGGCTCAAGCTCTGCGGGCAGACGATCGACGTTCCCGTCGCCCTCGGCGACACCGCGACCGTCATCGCCGCCGCGGTTGCCGACGCGATCAACGACGCGAACACGCTCCCCTTCACCGCGCAGAACAACTCCGGGGCCGTCACCGTCACCGCGAAGCAGACCGGGCCGCGCGGCTCGGTGATCGTGGTCGACGCCTACTTCGTGCCGACGGGCTCGACGCTGGAGACGCGAATCACGACGTCGAGCACGTCGAGCGGCGCAGCCACGACGGGTATCTGGTCGAGCACCAGCACCCTTGGCGGCGAGATCACGCTTACGAACGGTGCGACGCAGGACAGCTTCGCGAACGCGCTCGCGGCGATCAACCCCACGCGCTACGACCGGATCGTGTGCGCGTGCATCGAGGCGACGAACGCCGACCTCGTGGTGGCCGAGCTCAACACGCAAGCCGGGCCGACGGTGCAACTGCTCGAGCAGGCCATCATGGCGACGAGCGCGACCTACGCCAACGCCGTGACGCTCGCGACGGGCCGCAACGCCTCGCGGATGCAGGTCGCGTGGCACCACGCCTCCGTGCTCCCGCCGCCCGACGTCGCCGCCCAGGTGGCCGCCGCGCGTCTCGCGGGCGACGCCTACGCCGGCGGTTCGCTCGTGGGTGAGGCGAGCGACCCCGCCGCCAACCTCGACGGCGTCAACCTCGCGAGTGTGCCCATGCAGCGCCTCCCCGCGGACCGCCCCACGGGCACCGAGATCGAGAACGCGCTCAACAACGGGCTCGCGGTGATCGGCACGAGCGCGCTGCGCCCCGGCTACGGCGCCCTCGTGCGCTCCGTCACGTCGCGCTCCACTGCGGCGGGCGTGCCCAACTACGCGGTGATCGACACGGCCTACGTGACCGTGTGCGACTACGCCGCCGACGATCTGCGCTCGTACCTCGCGACCGAGCTCGCGGGTGCGAAGCTCGGCGCCGACGACGCGAGCGGCAACCCCGTGACGCGCGCGCCGAACGTCACTACGCCGAGCGCGATTCGCTCGCTCATCTTCGGGCGTCTCAAGACCTACGAGGCCGACGCGGTCCTGCGAGACGTGAGCCTCAACGACGCGCTTCTCGTGGTCGAGGCCGACGGCACCACGCCGGGCCGCGTCAACTGCGAGATCCCCTGCGAGCCCATCACCGCGCTGCACCAGGTCGCGGGCAACGTCCGTCAACTCGCGAGCCTCTGAGGAGCACTGACCAATGGCACGCTACTCCGCTCCCGGCGCCGTGTTTTATCGCGGTCGCCCCGTCCTCGAAGCCACGTCCATCACCATGGACCTCGACAGCGGCAACAAAGACGTCGTCACCATTCTCAAGGGCCGCGCGGGTCACACCGCCGGGCCGCTCATGGCGACGATCGCCGTCGACAACGCGCTCCCCTCGACCGGCCCCGAGGTCGACTGGATCGGCCTCTGCGCCGCGCAAGATGAGATCGCCCTCGTGTTCAAGATCGCGGGCGACAGCTACGCCTTCAAGGGCGACGTGAGGACCGCCAAGGTCGACACGAAGGCCGAAGGCACGCCCAACAGCGTGAGCTTCAGCTACCACGCGACCTACGTCGGCACCGCGTGACCGATCACCTCAAAGGCTCGAAGCTCTCGCGCCTCATGGCGGGGCGCGAGCGCCCGACGCGCCGCTTCACCGTCGAGGTGGTGCGCGAGAGCGGCCCCGAGTCGCTTGCCCTGGCCGTGCGCACACTCTCTGCCCACGAGCAGGAGCAGGCGCACGCCGAGGCCATCAAGTGGCTCGTGGGTACGGGCGGGTGGCAGCGCGAAGACCTCATCGGCGACGCGGGTGACGCGGTGCTGAACCTCGAGGTGATGGTGCAGATCCTCGCGCGCGCCCTCGTCGACCCCGACCGCACCGACGCGCCCTTCGCCGCCGACGCCGCGGAGCTGCGCCGATGCTTCGACGTCGACGAGGTGCGCGCGTGCTTCGACGAGTACACCGCGCACGCGTTGGAGCGGTCGCCGTTCCGACATCTCAAGACGCTCGCAGAGGTGCGCGAGGTAGCTGATGCGCTGGGAAAAGGGCTGACGCAGCCGACCAACTTGCAGCGCTTCGACACCACTACGCTGCGAGCCATCATCACCTCACTGGTCGACCGGGCGGCGAGATGGACGACGCCGAACTCCTCGGCCACTACGCCGCCGATCGACTCGCCCGCCGACTCCTCGCCGACCTCGACGGCGACGACGCCCCGAGCGATGACGCTCGACGACTCCGAGACGCCTTGACCCGCTGAACCATGCCCCGCGCTGTACTCCAGATCGACGCCGACACGAGCGGCCTCCTCGCAGCCTTCGCCGCCGTCCGTGGCGCCGCGAAGGCCGCCGAGGCTGACGTGAAGGCGTCGATGGGCAACGCCGTGAGGGCGTCGACCGCGGGCTACCAGCGCACGGGCCGCGTGGCGCGTGACGAGGCCGTGCGTACCGCGCGCGCCGAGGAGCAAGGCGCGCAACGCTCGCTCGCGGCCTTCGTGCGCAGCGAAGACCAGAAGCGCCGCGCGCTCGCGATGACCGCGGCCTCGCGTCGCCGCGCCGAGACCGACGCGACGAAGTTCGCACAGGACGAAGCGCGCAAGCGCGGGCTCACGGGCGAGCAGGAGGCGCGCGTGCGTCAAGGCGCGCTCGAACGCTTCACGCGTCAGTACGAGAGCGCCGAGAAGCGGCAGACGGCCATCGCGCAGCGCGAGGCGTCCGCGCGCTCGCGACAGGGCAGTCAGATCGGCACGGGGCTCCGTCGCGGGCTCAACGTCGGTCGCGATGCCGCGTTCAACGTGGCGCGCGAGGCGCACTCACAGATTCAGGACGCACGGCAGCGTCGCGCCGCGAGCGAGCACACGCTCAACGCGGCGTTCTTCCAAGCGGGCATCGGCGGCAACGAGGCGGCCGCGATGCGCTCACGGCTCCAGCGCGAGATCGCCACGGGCGGCCTTCGCGGGCTGTCGATGGAAGACGTCGCGGGCGGGCTCATGGAAGCGCAGACACAATCCTCCGTGCTCACGGGCGCGAGCCCCGCAGAGCGCGCGCAGCGCTTCAATGACCAGATCGGGCTGATGCGCTTCGCGCGCAACACGTACCAAGATCCGTCGGAGGTGCTGCGCGCGGGCGGGATGCTCTCGAAGCAGGGCATCACCGGCGCCGCGCAGATGGACGTGTTGCGCAACATGACCGGCATGGCGCAGGCGGGCTCTATCGAGCTTTCGACGGTGATGTCCACCGCGCTCGGCCCGATGATGGCGAACATCGCGCGGTCGACGTCGGCCGGGCAGACGCCCGAAGCGCGAGCCGCGTCGGTGCGCTCCGCTGTGCTCGAAACGATGGCCGTCGGCGAGCTCACATCCGCTGGCGGTCTCACGCCGCGCCACGCGCTCAACGCCCTGGCCGCGCTGCGGACCGAAGTTACGAGCCCTGTGATGGCGGGCCGCGTGCGGCAACGCCTCATCGGCGAAGGGCGCACAGAACTCGCAGACCGGCTCACCGCGCAGGACTCGCAAGGACGCGTCACGCTGCGCAACCAGAGCGCCGTTGGCTTCGTGTCCGATCTCATGCAGGGCATGGGCGGCGACACGAACGCGGTGACGAACCTTCTCCGCTCAGGAGGCTCTCGCAGTGCGATGGTGCTCGGGTCGCCAGTGCGCACGCTCATCAGCGCGCTCGCGTCGCAGGGCTCTGGCGGCCGCACGATCGGCGAGAACGTTGCGCGTATGCAGGCCGAGGGGTCGACCTTCGGAATGGGCGACGTGAGCCGCGGCGCTGCGATGGTCGACGCCGAGCAGCAGACCGCGCTCCGCGCCGCAGAGGCCACGCGCGACAACGCGCTCACGGACAACACGAGCGCCATCGTCAACCTATCCAACCAGTTCGCGACGTGGTCGACGGCGAACCCGATCACCTCGAGCGCGATGCAGTCTGGCGGCGGGCTCCTCGGCGGCATCCTCGGCGGCGCGACCTTCTCACGCATCGGCACCGCGCTCGCGGGTACGGGCGTCGGCGGGCTGCTCACGGGCGCCACAAGCATCGGCGGCACGATCGCGGCGGCGAAGGCTTCGGGCCTCGCGCTCCTGGGCTCCGCGGGCGGCATCGGTGCGACCCTCGCGGGCACCGTCGGCGCAGCGGGCGCGGGCACGATCGGGGCTGTCGTCGGTGCAGGCGCGGCCCTTGGCGGCGGCGCCGGGACGCTCATCAACCGCGCTGTCTACGACGACGCCACGATGCGCGACACGACCGGGCGCAGCACGCGCGAAGCGGGCGGGCAAGCGGCGTATACGAACGTCTTCAGCGCCGACATGTGGCGCGGGTTCTCTACGTCGGTCTCGCAGGCCGTTCGCGACGGGCTCAGCAACGCCACCGTCACCGCGACCGTCGCACCCGTCGACGCCGCACACGCCGCCTCGCAGGCTCCCGCCGCAGGCGCTCCCTCGCGATGACCGACTACCTCAAAGACCTCGCAGAGTTCTCGTACGAGGGCATCCGCTTCCCCGCGCAAGCCGCGGAGACGATGGGCGGCAACGACTTCGTGAAGCACGTCGCGTATCGCCGTCGCGGTGCTGACGTGGAGTACACGGGGCAGCGCGCGTACAGCGGCTCGTTCACCATCCCCCTGGTGAACTCGCCGCAGCTCGTGGCGCGCTACGGCGACCTCGCCTCTGACGTGCGCTACGACCTGCTCAGCGCCTTCGAGACAACGCCCATCGGGAGCCTCCAGCACCCGACGTACGGGCTGCTGACGGCGGCGATCGAGGAGTGGTCGGAGCCCATCGACGCGGGCGTGCGCAACGGCTTCGTGTGGACGGTGAAGTGGTCGGAGCACAACGCGACCGCAGGGCTTCTCCTCGGCCCCGACGGCGCGCTCCCCACGGACACCGACGCCACCGTCGAGACGCGCGCGGAGACCGCCGACGCCCTCGGCGCAAGCGTCGCAGGCTACCGCCCCACGGCGCCCACGATGCGCTCGCAGATGACGTTCCTCGCGTCGGCGCCGCGGAGCTACACGCAGGTCAACGACGCGTTCCGGCAGATGGGCGACGTCGTGGCGTTCAACCTCGCGCTGCCCGGCATGGTCGGCCCCTCGTCGAACGCCGCGACACGCGCGCTCCTAGACCTGCGCAGCGCGATCGACGATCTGCGCGGGCGCTACGTCGTCGGCGACGGGCGGCGGCGCTTCTACACCGTGCCGTCGGGCATGGCGCTGTGGGAGGTCTCGCTCGCGGTCTACGGCACTGCCGCGCGCGTGCGTGACCTGCTCGGCGCGAACACGATCACCGACCCGCTCGCGGTGCCCGCCGGCACCGTCGTTGTGGTGCTCCCGTGACGGTCGCGAACGACCCGCGCGAGCACACCGTCGACCTCGTGCTCGCGGCCTCGGGTCTCGCGCCCGACGTGTGGGATGAGTACGCGATCACGCTGGACATGCTCCAGGCGGGCAACGCCTTCACCTTCGGGCTGTGGTCATCGGAGACGAGCGGCACCACATGGGACGCGCTCCGTCGCGGCGTGAAGGCGCTCGACTCCGTCGTGGTCGGCATCGACGGCGCCGCGCAGCTCAACGGGCGCATCGAGAAGATCGAGACCGGCGCCGACGGCCACGGCGAGGCGCGCATGGTCATCTCGGGCCGCGACCTCGCAGGCCCCGCGCTCGATTGGGACGCCGACCCGACGTTGACGCTCACGGGCATCCCGCTCGAGCAGGCGTTGCAGCGCGTCTTCGCTGGCGTCGGGCTCCCGGTGCGTATCACCACCGCCGACGCAGCGCGCGAGACCACCACGCGCCGCAGCCACGGCGCCCGCGGCACGGCCACCGAAGCCGCCGCGTCGAGCCGCCCCGCCGCAGGCCTCACGCCCGCGCTTCGCGCTGCACTCGGCGAAGCCGCTGCGCTCCCGCTCGCATGGAACGCCGAGAGCATCGCCGCCCGCAACACAATCGCCCTCACGCCGCTGACGCCCCGCCGCTCGGCTGCGAGGTCGCGCGCGCGGGCCATCAAAGACATCATCATCCCCGAAGCGCACCCGAAGCCCGGTGAGCGCGTATGGGCCTTCGCCGAAGCCATCTGCGCGCGCATCGGCGCTCTCATGTGGACGGCGCCCGACGCACAGACGGGGCTCACGATCGTCGTTGACACGCCGAACGACACCGACCCCGCGACCTTCGTGTTCGCGCGGCGCATCGTCGACGGCGTGGCCGATCGACGGAGCAACATCCTCTCGGGCGTCGAGACGATCGACGCGCGCCCCGCGCCCACGAGCGTCACCGTCTACACAGGCTCCGACCGCGGCGACAAAGTGAGCGTGCGTCAGCGCGCCGTCGCCACAAACACCGCGCTCACGGACGCGCGCGTGACCCGCGGGCTCGTGGTGGCCGACCCGCCGCCGCAGCCCCGGCACATGCGCTCGACGCGCGCGAAGACCCTGGCCCGCGCGGAGCAAGAGGGCCGCCGCGCCATCCTCGACGCGATGCGCGCGTTTCGCACGTACCGGCTGACGGTGCGCGGCCACGGGCAACTCGTCGACAACGTCCGCACGCTCTACGCGGTCAACACCGTGGCCCGCGTGTACGACGACCTCTGCACGAACGCCGACGGGCAACCGCTCGACGAAGACATGCTCATCACGCGCGTGACCTTCAAGCGCTCGCGCACCGCGGGCACCGTGACGGAGCTTTCGCTCGTGCCGCGCGGCGCCCTCGCGATGGAGCCCGACGATGTTTGACCAACTGCTCGACTTCGTGAAGCTCTCGCGCCTCACCGTCTCGACCGCGCGCCGCGTGCTCACGGCGCAGATCACGGGCGCGGGCGACGCGGGCGACGACGCCGCCGCGGAGACGCTGTCGAGCGTCGAGGTTGTGCAGCCCCTCGGACTGCTCGCGTACCCCACGCTCGGCGCTACGACCGAGGCCCTCATCGCGCGCATCGGCGACACCGCTGTCGCGCTCGGGCTGATCGACAAGGGCGGCGCTGCGCAGGCCGTCGAGGCGGGCGAGGTGCGGCTCTACGGGCCCGGCTCGCAGAACGCGACCGCGACGGTTCGCATCCGCGCTGACGGCAGCATCGAGATCACGAGCAAGAGCAACCAGAACATCACCGTGACGGCCAACGGCACGGGCGAGGTGCGTGTGAACGGTTCGGCCGTGAAGATCGCCGCCGACACCGACCCCGTCGACCTCGGCGCGTGGACGTTCATCCCCGGCACGGGCGGCGCGTCGCTCGCGTACACGCCGCCGGGCGGCGTGCCTACGCCCATCGGCGCAGCGACGCCGGTCGCGGGCAAGATCGCTGTGGCCTCGACGCGACGCGCGAAGACATCCGCATGAGCGACCTCTACGCCTACACGCGACGCCGCGACCCGACGACGGGCGAGGTGCTCTTCGCGGGCAACAACTGGATCGAATCGCCCGCGCCGCAAGCGGAGCGCGTGCTGATGATCCTGCGTACGCCCCGCGGTACGTGCCTCGTGGATCCGTCGCTCGGCGTCGAGTGGTCGCGCGTCGACAAGCTCGGCACCGGCGCCGCGTCGACCGCGCGCGACGTGATCCTCGCGGCGCTCGCGTTCGTCGTCGCCGCGGGTGACATCACGGCGCTCACGGTCTCCTGCGAGGTCGACGTGCAGCGCGGGCTTCTGCTCTACGATGTCTCATTCACAGACCCGCGCCTCGACCGGCGCGCACGCATTCGCGGCGAGGTGTAGCGGTGTTCATCGGACGATCCAGAGACACGATCCGCGATGAGCTCCTCGCGTACCTGCGCGCGGAGTACACCGCCAACTCGCGCACGCTGCTGACCTCGCGCGGGAGCGACGCCTACCTCGACGCATCGGCCCTGGCTGTCGTGCTCGAGGGGCTCGAGGCGCAGGCTGAGCAGAACGCGCGCGACATCCTCCCCGACCAGGCGAGCGACGAGGCCGTCGCGCGGCATGGCTACGTCTACGGCGTCGACCGGCGCACGGGCGTTGCTGCGCGCCACACCGTCACCGTCACGGGCACGCCGTCGGCGACGATCACGATTCCCTCGGGCTCCGTGTTCGCGTGGACCGACGGCACGCTCTACGCGGTCACGTCCACCAGCGTCACGCTCTCGGTCGGCGGCTCTGGCGTCGTGAGCGCGAGCGCGACGACGACGGGCGCGAGCACCACGCGCGACGTCGGCGACGTGCTGACGTGGGTGTCTGCGCCCTCGGGCATCGACCCCACCGGCACGGTCGCGAGCGTCGTCACCACTGGCGCCGATGCTGAGACGGTGCAGGCGTGGGCGCAGCGCATCGTCGATCGGCTGCGCTACCGCCCCGGCGCGGGCAACGCCGCCGAGTGGCGCGAGTGGTGTCTGTCGTACCTGGGCCTCGACGTGCGCGACGCGTACGTTTACCCGCTCCTCGCGCCGCCCGTGTCGTACCCCGGCGCGGGCACCGCGGGCACGCTCGGATGCGTGACCGTCGTGCTCGTGGGGCCGCCGCAGGGTGACAGCCCGTCGAACACGCGGCTGCTCGGCGGATCGTCGGGCGCGCTGCTCTCCGAGGTGCGCGAGTACATCAACGGCACGCGCACGATTCTCGGCCTCCCGACGTCGAGCGGAACGCAGCTCCGCAGCGTGGGCATCTCGACGGGTGACACGTCCATCGAAGCCATCACCGAGGACACGCAAGACGCCTTCGCGACGGTGACGGTGAACGCCGCCAACGCCTACGGCTTCGCGTCGCCCGCGACGATCCACTCGAGCAGCACGACCACGTCGCTTGTGCTCACGGGCGACTACTCTGCGACGGGCATCGACCTCGCCTCAAAGGCCGCGCTCGTGAACGTGGGCACCACCGTCTACCGCGGCGGCTACTACCGCGTTGTGCTGCCCACGGGCACCTACAACGGCGGCACCGGGCGCACGACCTTCAACCTCACCGCGACACCGCTCCCGGCGAACCCGGCGACGCTGACGCTCTACCCTGCGCCCGCCAACTGGAGCGCCCTTCGCCTCGCGGCGTTCGCGTACTTCGACGCCCTCGGCCCCGGCGACACGAGCCCCGCCGCGCGCTTCCCCGCCGAGGACAGCAGCGCTCGCGCGACGCTCTACACGCAAGCCCTCTCGGCGGCGCTCATGGCCGTCCCCGGCGTGCTCTCCGCTGAGGTGACAACGCCCGGCCTCGACGTCACGCCCGCCGCGAAGGCCGTGTTGACGCTCGACCTGTTTCTGGTGTCGCAGTGACCGCGCTCTGGCAGCGCCGCGACACCGACGTCGCCTACCGTCTGCCTGTGCCCGCCGACTACGGCTGGGCCTTCGCGCGCGCCGTCGACCCCGGCGCCGCGTCGCTCATCTCCGCGGTGCTCCTGCGCGACGGGCTCGTGTACCTGATGCGATCGAGCACCGTCTACGCGGGCCGCTACGAGCTCGACGGCGCGACGCAGGGCTCGGCCACGGGCGCCGCGTCGACCGTCGCCAACCGCGCCGCGGGCGTGCCCCTCGCGGTGTTCTTGAGCGAGATGAACTACCGCTGGCGCGCGTGGGCTTCGACGCGCATCGCCGACCTCACGAACGCGGGCGGCGCGGCCTACGGCGGCCCCGTGTGGGAGGCTGCGAACAGCGCGCTCGCCTCACTCGAAGCCGCCGCGATAGCGTGGGCATGGGAAGCGATCTGACCTACGCGCAGCGGAAGCCGCCGGCGTAGCGAGCGCACGCGCCACCGGCCCCGCACCACCGCGCGCACGCGCCGCACGACTCGCGCTGGTCAAGGCGCGTCTCGCAGCCGTTCACCGGGTTGCCGTCGCAGTCGGCGAAGTTCGTCGGGCACACGTCGACGCACTGCCCCGACTGACACGAGGGCACGCGCCCCGGCAAGATGGTGCCGCACTCCGTCACGACGGTGCACGGCCGATCGCCCGCGCTGATCGGCGCATCACTCGCGATGTCGCTGAGTGGCGATGCATCGCCCGCGGGTGCTACGTCGGGCTCGCGCGCGACGTCTTGCGGCACGACCGCGGCGGCTTCGGGCGCGTCGTCGACGGCCACCGCGACGGCGGCATCCCGCGGCGCCTCGGGCGCGTCTGCGGTCGCTTCGGCTACGTCGGCGCTCACGACGTCGCCCGCCGCGTCTGGTGAGGCGCTGACGGGCTCCGCGGAGCCGCATCCGAGGGCCACGAGCACGAGCAGAGCGAGGAGAAGAGCCTTCATGGTCGCGCACGATACGTCACAAACGCCCCCGGTGTCACAATGCCCTTGACTGCGCCGCAATCGCTCCCGTCCGCGAGCGGCGACGCCGCGACCCTCGCGCGCCAGCTTTTGCGCCTCGTCGGCCCTGGCTGGCAGGCGCCCGACGGCTCAAACAACGCAGCCGACGCCCTCGCTCGCGGCGCGACCCTCGCCGACTCGCGGCAGATGCTGCTTGACACGGCGCTTGAAGCGTTCGCGTCGCTCGCCACGGACCTGCTCTCGGAGTGGGAGGCGCTGCTGGGCATCCCTGCTGATGACACGCTCCCCGACGCCGACCGCCGCGCGCGCCTCGCGGCCTACGCACGCTCGCAGCTCGGCGGGTCGCCGCAGGCCATCGCCGCCGCGGTCGAGGCCATCACGACGGCGTGCACGGTCGAAGAGACGACGGCCGCAGAATGCGCCGCCGCGCTCGCCACGGCACGCGACGTGTTCCGCTTCGCCGTCGTGGTGCCCATCGGCTTCGTGCAGATCGCGTCGAAAAACGCCAGCGTGCGCGCCATCGTCGACCGCATGAAGCCCGCGCACACGACCTACACCGTCGCGAACGCCGTCGGCTTCTACTGCGACGGCTACCTCGACACGTACCTCGACACGACCGCCCTCGACAGGTGACGCAATGGACCGCATCGCAACGTACAGCCCCAATCAGATCGTCACCTCGGCGCAGCTCAACTCGATCCAAGATCAGGCCGTCGGAGCCCTGGCCCTCGCGACGGGCAACCTCTCGACCGTCGACCCCGGCGAGCGCGTGGTGCACTGGGAGTCCGCGACCGACATCGCGACGAACACCATCACGACCATCGACGGCGTGAACGTGTGGACTGACTACGTCGTGCAATGGGCGCTCAACATCAAGGGCGGCGCCAACAGTCAGATCGGCGGCTCCGATGATGCCTCGTGGCAAGGCACGGTCACGCTGGGGCTCGGCTACCTCGGGCTCGGCGCCAAGAACGGCGGCGGCACGCAAGTGAGCGTGGGCAACCCGCCCGTGCGCGCCGCGGGCACCTCATGGGCCGTGCTGCTCGCCGCCAACCTGTGGCTCTACGTCGACCTCTTCGACAGCTTCAAGCTGAAGCTCTTCAACGACACCGGCAGCACGCTGCGCACGCCGTACCTGCGTCTCTCAGGCACCGAAACCAACAAGCGCTGACCCTCGCGCCGCACGCGCGGCGCTCACACACCACGCACCGGAGATCATCATGGGCAACCCCTCGTCTTTCGTCGACGCTCCCTCTGTCCGCGACGTCAACACCTTCACGCAGACGCAGACCTTCACGGGCGGCATCGCCGTCACCGGCGGCATCACGGGCGGCGTGCGTCAGGTGCTCCCCTTCGGACACCCGAACGTCGCCGCGGGCGACAACGCCACGCCCGCCTCGTCGACGCCCGTGCAGACGCACTGGTGCGGTGTCTCCGCGCTCACCACCGCGGCCTTCGTCGCGATGCGCGCGGGCTCCATCACGGGTCTCTCGGTGAACCTCTCGGGCGCCGCCGCGGGCTCCAACGCCATCTTCGGCGTGTACATCAACGGCACGATCGCGAACGCTGCGGCCATCGTCACGCTCGCGAGCGCCACGAGCGACACGAAGGCGCGCGGCACCTTCACGAGCGGACTCTACACCTTCGCCGCGGGCGACGTCGTCGGCGTGGGCGTGCGTACCGGCTCGGGCTGGAGCGCGACGACGGTCGACGCGTCCATCGCCCTCGAGATCGAGTGCTGAGATGAGCGGCGGCATTCAGCAGTACCTCGCAACCGCGACGCTCCCCGCGGGTGTCGCCACGCCCGTCGATATCGCGATCAACGGCGCGCAGAACTGGACGCTCGTCGTGCGCAACACCGGCAGCACGAACGCCGTCACCGCGCTCACGATCGCAGTGTCCCCGCTCGGCACGCTCTTCGAGGCCGCAGCGTCCGTCACGACGGGAATCCCGCTCGCGGCGTCGACGTCGCTCGCGGCCATCGTCGGGTCGAATGAGCCATGCTCGACCGCGCGCCTGACGCTCACGAGCACGAGCGGCACCACCGTGTCGATCGAGGGCGTCGGCCGATGATCACCTGCGGAACGCAGATCGTCAGCGGCGGCACCGGCGGCGGCGCCTCCGCGCCTTCGGGCACGGGCGTCGTCACCGTCTCGAGCGGCGCGTTCGTCACACCCGTCGCGTCGGCGGCGACCACGCGCGCGACGCTCGACGCGATGCAGGACGTCTTCACCACGCGCGGCGACATGGTGCGCGCGGGCGTCTCGGGCGTCGCAGAGCGGCTCGCGCTCGGCACGGCGACGCATGTGCTCACGAGCGACGGCACCGACGCGGCGTGGGCCGCGCCGAGCGGCGGCGCGCCCTCGGGCGCAGCGGGCGGCGACCTCGGCGGCACGTACCCGAACCCCACCGTCACCGACCTCACGATCGCGAGCGAGGCGCGCGGCGACCTCCTGCGGCGCGGCGCGAGCGCGTGGGAGCGCGTGGCCGTTGGCACCAATGGACAGGTGCTCACGAGCGATGGCACCGACCCCGTGTGGGCGACGCCGAGCGGCGGCGGCTCAACCGTCTACACGCCCGACCTCACTGCGGCGGGCGCCGTGCTCACGAATGGCAGCGGTACCGCG